ATTCTATCTGTATTTTCTTGAACAGTTTGAAGAGCCGATTCCGCTTTGCTCTTCTCGTCTTCAACCATATCTTTGACTGACGAATCTATAGATTTGGGTAATTCTTTGAGCAGTTGATCTAGTCCGTCAACTTTCTTAATTAAGCTATCCTCAATTGTTTGGCCTATTTTTTCAAAGTTCGTAACCATCGAGTCACTATCTGCAGTGAATCCATCAGCCATTAGGCCAAACTGACCACTGGCTTCATCAGTTTTTGATTTAATGCCTGAGAGTTTAGTATCAACAACTGAACCAACATCGGTTCCCCACCGTTGCACACGCTGACTCGCATTCCCTTCTTCGCCAAATAGTTTCCAAGCCCCGTAACCTACTGCTAACAACCCACCAGCGCCGATAATTGCTGGCATTACTCCTGCTAACCCTCCAGAACCTAAGGCTGTTACCATTGCACCCACACCGCTACTTCCAGCCGCATTAGCTGCTGCTGTACCGAATAAGGTTGACCCAGTTGCCGCTTTACCAATCCATTGATTGAATTTTCCTACTGCTGTTAATCCTCCACCTGTTACTTTGAGAAAGCCACCCATTAATTTAGTAGTGGGCCCCAACGCAGCTGCCAATCCAATATATTTCATAATTGCTTGTTGAGTTTCAGGATTCGCTTCGCTGAATTTTTTTGCTATGTCACCAATTGTTTGAATAAAAGGTTTAGCGGCTTGCAAGCCATCCCTTAGCGCTTGTAAGAATGGGCCGCCGAACTCTATAGCCACATCTATCACTTCATTTTTCAGCATACCCAATTGCGATTCGACTGTTTCATAACGCTTGTTCGCTTCTTCAGACAAGGCAGTGTTTTGACTCCATGCTTCATTTGACATATTAGATTGACGTACACCGCTCAAGCCCATTTCATCAAGCATTAGAGTTGCAGATTCGCCTTTTCCGTCTAGCTCTCCCAACCCTTTAATGAATGCCTGGACAGCCTCAATTGGCTTATCTTGCCATGTTTTCACAAATTGTTCTGAACTCATATCCGCTAAATCAGCAAATTGTTTGAGACTATCTCCTCCAGCTACAACCGCTTTTTCAATAGCAGTTAAAGTCTGGGTCATGGCAGTTCCGCCAGCTTCAGCTTCAATACCAACGGAGCTCATCGCAGTCGACAATGCCAATATTTCTGTTTCTGTAAGCCCCGCAAGAGTACCTGCTGACGCAAGCCTAGTAGCTAAAGCTACAATATCAGATTCGGTTGTTGCAAAGTTATTACCTAAAGCTACAACAGATGAACCGAACCTTTCATACTCATCTGAAGTTAATCCGGTTATGTTTGCAATTTTCGCAATTGCAGTTGCCGCGTCTTCGGCGGAAAGGTTAGTTGATTCTCCCATGTCAATCATGGTTTTAGTAAAAGATATAACGTCTTGAGTCGCTATTCCCAACTGTCCAGCAGTTTCAGCAACTGCGGCTATTTCACTATGAGTTGAGGGTAGCTGCTTAGCTAGATTTCTCAAACCCATTTCTAAATCTTCATAGCTATAAACTACATTACCGTTTGAATCTACAACCTCATCATTAGTCTTTTTGACACCAGCAAACGAAGACTCCCAATCCATAGCTGCTTTAGTTATCGCAGTCACACCTGCAACGATTGGAACTGTAACGCCCATTGTCATCTTAGTCCCTACGCTACTTAAAGTATCACCGACCTTACTAGTCTTGTTTCCGATTTCTTCCAAAACTTTACCGCTTTTAGTCCAATTTGATTCGCTGACTGTAATTTCTTTGCCTAATGCGTTATACTTGCCCGTCAGCGATTCGATTTGACCCGCAGTTTTGTTCACAGCCGCTTCTGCTGCTAAAAGCTGCGTTTTCTGATCGGCAGTAGCTTTGTTAACATCGCCGATTTCTGCTCGTAAACCTTCATACTTTTCCTTTTGCTTTTCAAGTTGCGCGGTATAGACTTGTATCTGCTTGCCTGTCAGAGTATATTGATTTTTTTGTGCAGCGATATTCTTTGAGTTATTCTTAAACGCTGTTTCTGAACTCTTTAACGCACGATCAATAGACCGCATTTGAGTTTCTAACACTCTTGTGGACTGCTGAAAGGGATCTATGTTTAAACTGGCTGTTGCTGCCAAGTTACCTAAATTAGTTGCCATTTTATCCTCCTTTCTACATTAATAAGTCCAAAAAGTCTTCTGTTAATTCGCTTTCCGCTTCTGTTTCCATCATGTCGTTGAGCAAAGCGATATCTTTTAATTTCATGCTAAAGACATCATTTACCTTGTAGCCATTTTGAATGAATGATTTAACGGTTTTTTTCAAAATTTCAAAGACTTCCTCTGGAGTTTTCGGCTCTACTTTTTTTCTTTGTCGTCCTTATCCGCTTTTCCGCCTAAGGCCAGAGTAAAAATTTCTTCTGCTTTCTCATGGCTAGACAAAGACAAACCTCTCTTAAATTGATCAGCTGAAAACTCATTGTTAAAGATGTCTGCAATCATTTCGCAAAAATCTTCTTGCATTTCTTCATATTTTTCGGGTGTTGGATCATCACTGTTATAGAATTTCGATTGAACAATCGTGTGCTTTACCGCTCTGATATTGTCCGAAAAATAAATATCATCTTTTTTGAAAGTGCTCATTTTCCCATCGACTTTGAAGCTAATTGAAATAGCCATATTGAACCTCCTTTAAATATAAAAAGAGAGAGCTTTCGCCCTCTCTATTCACCGCCGCCAGCTGCTAATTGAAAAATCTTGGCACGGAATTTAGCAATATCGAATTCTTCGTTATCTTCCCGAGTAATGATATGTGTTACTTTATCTGCCCGTGGTTCAAAGTTACCTACCAATGAATCTGGTTGTCCAGAAGGCGTTTCGGCGCGTGTATTCAAATCATACCCACCAGGTACAAATTTCCCTTTAGCAAGACCGAACCATACGAATTTCCCTGTATTTAACCGAGAACGGAAGATAGTTGCTACATAAGGGATCGTCATATCAGATGTATAGATTTCCATTCCATCTTCCAATGTCAATCCGTGTAAAACTGCTTTTGCTTCAGACTTCAAGTCGGCATTACCGATCGTCAACTGCATTGCAGAAATACCTCCGTCTAATACTGCCCACAAACCATCATCTGCTTGAAAGTTTGCACTATTAATAGTGATTGATAATTGTGCAGATGTTAGTCCAGGAATAACAGTAGGTGCTCCCGTTACTTTGTCTGCATCATCGAGTGTAGCCACTTCCCAATTATCTAACCCAATTTTTACTGTTCTTGTTGCCATATTTGTTTTCCTCCTTAGGATTCCCAATCAAAAAACCGATACTTCCTGTGATTGATCAGCAGGTCAATATCGGTGTCTTTATATCTCGGGGTTTCATTTGCTGTATAATTTGTAAAGTCATTGCTTTTCAAAACATCATCTAACATCTGTTTAATTTGATAAGCCTGCGTATCTGTTTTACACCAGTAAGATATCTGAACTCTCTGCTCTTCAGACATCGCACTGTCATCCGAATAGTCGTAGTCACATTCATACACTGGATTAATCCGAGTGAAGGGCGCTAACTCTTTTTTACGGAACGTTTCTGGAATATCGTGTTTCCAAATTCCATTTTCTTCGGGTATTACTGATCCGCGAATAGAATTCAAAAGGTTAGGTATATCGCTTGCTGTTAAAAGCTTGTACACTCTAGTTTCAATGTTCATAGCTTCAACCCCTCTTGTATCTTCTTAACATAGATCTCCTTAACGGGTTGAGTTGATTGTTGAATGGTACGCTCTTTAAAGTTTTGCGGTCTCTGATGAATAGTTCCGTCATCGGGATATTTAACACGATAACCAGTTGATTTCCCGTAGCCGATATCCTTCTCAATTTGTCCTTGAGCGCCACCTTTGAAGCCAGTTATCTGGACATCGTTAGCCATTTCGCCTTCATCGGTTGGGGTATTGGCTTCTAAATTATCCGCAAATAGTTCAGCCGCTTCCGTAACAGCTTCACGAGCAACTCGTTTGTTATTCACCTGCAACTTGTGAATGTTAGAAAGTATTTCTTCTAAGCCTGTTGTCATTCGACCACCTCCACAGTTACCATCAGCATATCTTTTGACTGCCAGTCTTCTTCAAGGTCTATCACCTTGTACTCATGAGTCCTCCACTTGACCAACATCCCAGAATCAACATCTGTCCTGAATCTTAAATATAGTGTCTTTTTGTTACGCCTTTTTTTAAGGTCTTCAATTTTATCGTTCGAACGATTCCTAAATTCTTTAGTAGTTGATTTAGCAATTTCTGCCCAACAAGAAAAGAGATCCTCATCTAACTGATAAGAATCTCCGTTTTCATCTTTTTTTGTTTTCCGTTCAAAGAATGTGATCCGTTCATTGAGTTTGCGTGTTATCATCCAGAACAACTCCTTTCACCCGAAGTTGGTGAATGATATTGTCTCCACCAT